GCGTGGCGCTGGCTTCGGCCCATGAAATGGCTGAGGCGCTCGAGCTGCGCGGCGGTGGTGGCGGTGTCGTGTGATGCGTTTTGTTTGGTCATGTTGTCTTGTGCCGGTTTGGTCGGTTGGCTCGTCCGTTTTGGTTGTTGTGTTGGTCGGCCTGGTGGCCGTCCGTGGCGCCCGGGACGTGCCCGGGCGCGGTCGGACGGTCAAAGGAGGCCGTGCTCCTTGAAGCTGAAATGGCCGATGTCGTTAAGCGAGTCGGTCTTAGGTTCGCCGAGAATGATGTGATCGAGCATGTGCACGCACAGCAGGTCGGCGCCTTCGCGGATGCGACGAGTTAAGGCCCGATCGGCTTCACTGGGCGTGCTGGCGCCGCTGGGGTGGTTGTGGGTAAGCACGAATCCATAAGCGCCGGCGAGCAGGGCGGGCCGGAGGATTTCGCGGGGATGTGCGGTGCATTCGTTAAGCGTGCCGATGGCGATCAAAAAATAGCCAGTGCACCGGTGGCGGGTGTCCAGGGCGAAGAGCACCATTTGTTCGCGGGCGGGCTCAAACCAGGATGCTTGCGTGATGTGCGACCGCCAAAGCTGCACGATGTTGGCGGGCAGTGAGCAGACCGGCGCGGGCTCTTCGCAGACGCGGACGGTTTGCAGTTTGACTTCGTATAGGGCCTTGCCCGTGAGTTTCGCTGTCTTTTTCATTTTTGATTTGCCCGTTTTTTATCCGGTCGGCTCGTCCGGGTTGGTTGTTGTGTAGCTAGGTAAATGTGCCTTGCTACGTGGTGAAATGTAGCGTGCGCACGCTACATTGCAAGCGGTTTTTTCAAATTATTTTCGGGGGGTGTTTTGCCCAGGTCAAAACCAGCTACCGGCCCAGGGCCCGCGAATGATATTGCCTTCCGAATAGTCGGAATTGAATATCACGCTCCCGCATCGTCGGCGGCGCGGGCGGTCGGGTTTCCGGGGTGGGTGCGGGGATACTCGATGACCTTGCCGGCGTGCGACCGGTGCGGGGTGACGGTAAGGCCGCGGGCAACCGCGTCGGTGATGCATTCGCGGGCCATGGCGGTGCGGGTGAGGCTCGAGGCCCCGGCAAGCCGGCGCAACTCGGCATCGGTGTCCTCGGTGATGGTGGTAGAAATCCGGGTGCGTCCTTTGCCGGCGGTGGTGTCGGATTTGCGGCGGCGTGTGCGTTTCATGAGGTGATTGTTGCACGGCTTGAATTTCTAGCAAGAAAATTCCTTGCGTTCTTACAAGTTCTACCTAGAAATATGCGCATGCCCACCAAGACTCTTACCGTTTTGTTGCCGGCGGAAGTGCTCGACAAAGTTGACGAGCATGCTAGAAATATGCGCATGCCCACCAAGACTCTTACCGTTTTGTTGCCGGCGGAAGTGCTCGACAAAGTTGACGAGCATGCGCGGAGCCTGTGTTTAAGCCGTTCCGCGGCCGTCCGGTTGATTTTGCTCGAGGAGATGAAGCGCCGGAGAAAGAGATTTTTAACGCGTTGCCGGAGGTGGCCGCGTGAGTGATTCCGCCGCGCTTTTATTTTTGCTGGTGCTGTTCCTGGCGGCGTTTGCCGGGATGCTGCACGCACTGAAACGGGTGCTGGAAAGGGGTGGCCGGCGATGATCGCGGCAGGTTCCTCCCGGGTGGGCTCGAGCGGCCGCGGATTGCGCCGGCGCTCGAGCTCGGCGCCGCGGGCGCCGCGGTGGATGGTCTACGGCTTTTGCCCGCTAACCGGGCCCTGGCGCCAGATCGTGCACGCGGCGTCCGCGGCCGGCGCCCTGGTCAAATACTGCGCCGAACATGAGATGAGCCCGGAGGCGTGTCACGTCCGGCCAGGCTGATCGGCCCGCTCCCTTTTTCTTTTTTTGTATGTCAAATCCAGGCGAACAAACAAACAAACCGTCGGCGCTGCTGCCGCAGTGCTTCACGGTGGCCGAGCTGGCCGGCCGGCTCAGCGTGTCCCGGCGGACTGTCGAGCGGGCGCTTTGGTCGGGTGAGCTCGAGCATTATCGGCTCGGCGCCCGGATCATCATTGCCGAGCCGGCGGCATTCTCCTGGCTGAATGCCCGGCGGATCGGCCGGACGCCTGGTCTCCGCGTAGCATGAATCCTCCGGCCGCGTCACTCATGCAGGCGGCCGCCGAGGCGGATCGCGCCGCCCCGCCCTTTTCTTTTTTTTCGGACGTTCAAGAGGAGGCAGAGAAAAGCCTGGCTGCCGCGGGTGAATTCACCGGCGAGCGATTGCACCGGGATCGGCCGGCGGTCTATGCGGCCGCGGTGCGGATGATCGCCGAGGGGCAAAGCATCTCGGCCGCGGCCCGGGCGCTGGGCATCTCGAGGAATACGGTCTGCGCCGTCCGGGATCGTGAAGGCGTTTCTATAGAGCACGACAAAAAGGAGCTGTTGCGGGATCTGCGCCGGGCGTCCCGGCTCGGCGTGGAAAAGGTCATCGAGCTGCTCCCGGAAACCAAGGCGGCCAAGGATGCCGCGATCGTCGCCGCGGTGATGGTCGACAAGATGCAGCTGCTCGGAGGCGAGGCGACGTCCAGGGTCGAGCGTGTCGACGTGAAGCCTGACCAGGTCAAAGCCTACCTGGATGCTTTGCCGGTGTTGGATGCCGAGGTGATCGAGGTTATTTCAACCGGTGTTCCCGGGGAAACGCTGGGACAAAGGGCGGCCGGGCTCGAGGCCGCGGCGCCGGCGCTCCTGGTGGCCTCGTCTGATGTTCGATCAGATGGGGTGGACCATGGTAACACAGATGCCGAGGAGGATGGGACCACTTTGGGGACCACGGCCGGCAGTTTTGAGCCCGCCCCGGATGCCGAGGATGATGCTGCCGGGAGGGCCGGTGAGGGGGGGGGAGGGGGTGCTCTCTGTTCAGCGATGGCTGCCAGGGGGATTGATACCGAAACACAGAATTTTGGCCAAAAGCCGAATGCTGGTCGACCAGCTGCCCGCGTCCCGGCCTTGGGGGACGGTGACGCGGGCGAATCTTTATGCAAGCGCACGAACAAGACAAAGAAGGGCGGAGCGAAAGCGACCGCGGAGCAGCGAGCTCGATCCTCACAGAAGGTTCGGATTTCGCAAAAAAAGAAGGGGGGCTCCGGGTGCTGACGACGGCAGGGGTCAAAAAGATTGCCGAGGCTTTGCGTCGCAAGCGCGAGCTGGAGCCTGCGGCCGAGGCGGTGGCGGTGGATGTGCCGTCGGCGCCGGAAGAGGCTCCCGAGTGGCGTCCTGGGCCGCCGCCCGAGGTTGCGGTGGAGGAGCTGGACCCGGAAACGAAGGTCTACGCCACGGCGAGGCGGCATCACTTCAACTTAAAGCTCTTGGGCTGCGAGGTCGAGGGCAAGGCGGGGATGGTCAACGTGCGCGTGCGTGATTCGTCCTACTACCGGCAAGGCGAGAAGTTTGCGGTGAAGGTCAACGACATGGGTGAATGGGAGGCGGAGCAGCATCGCAAGGCTCCGAAATTTCGCTGATGTGGGAGCGCATCGAAAATCCGAAGTGCCTGCTGTGCGCCCGGACGGCCGTGGTTCGCACGGACATCGGGGAACTGTGCTGGCTGTGCCACAACGAAACGAACCGCATGCAGGTGTGGCTGTTGCAGACGCTGCAATGGCGCCCGATGAGCAAAGACGAAGGGAGGGCGCATGAGCATCACGTCAACGGCTGAAAAAAAAGAACGGCCGGCGGCCAAGGTGCCAAGTCTCCGCGAGAGTGACGGCAGCGTGCAGCTCGTGGGGTATCTCGGCTGGCGGCTGATCCTGGATCGAATTGGCAAAAAGAAGGGGGCGGCATGAGAATCCGCACCGTCAAACCCGAGTTCTGGGTTCATCCGGTGATGAGCCGGTTGCCTTACGACACGCGCATTCTGGCCTTGGGGCTGTTGAATGCTGCCGACGACGAGGGCTATTTCGACGCCGATCCTGCTTACATACGCGGCGCGGTTCTATTCCGCGAAGATTCGTCGAACGTTCGACGAATGCTCGACGAGCTTTCGCGCAGTGGGTGGATCACCCTCTGCGGCACGCCGGAAAGGCCGATCGGCTGCGTGGTGAACTTCCGCAAGCACCAAAGAGTCGATCGTCCGCAACCCTCTCGTCTTAAGCAATATGCGCTCGTCGAATCTTCGACGAACGATCGACGAGTCCTCGACGATCAATCGACGCAGGATCAGGGAACAGGGAAAGGAAAGGATACCCCTATAGTCCCCGCAAGCGGGGACGAGGCAGCCGAGGAAGATGCCTTGCTTCTTCGAGCCAAAGCAATCTTCCGCATGCGCCCCGGCACGGCGCTCGACCGGTCGATGCGCCGCGCATGGAAGGAGGCGTCGGCCGCGATTGCCGGCACGAGCGAGGCCGAGTGGCAGACGATCGAGGCCTACTACTCCGACGTCATTGCCAGCCGCGACGACTTTCGCCGCCGGGATCTGGCGACGCTGCTGAACAACTGGTCCGGCGAGCTGACCCGTGCCGCGGCATGGGCGGCTCGAGCCGGTTTTCACCCTGGAAATTCCGAAAAAAAAGAAACGGGGGGGCCGCCCGAGGAGTTGTGGCGAGCGGCGCTGGAGGCGCTTTACCCCGAGGGGAATCACACCGCGTATCGCACGTGGGCCGACGTGCCTGAGTCGCTGCGCGAAGAGATTACAGCGGCCATCACGGCCGCAGAACAAGGAGGCATGACATGAGCACACCTGCATTCGCCGCCTGGGTGCTGTTGACCATTGTGGTCATCACCATCCTGGTCATTGCATTGGACGACGACGACCCGCGATTCCCATGAACCCTTTGACTGATCCGCATGGTGCGGCGGGAGATCCGCCGACCGGGAGCCTTCGTGCACCGCATGAAACACGGGCAGTCAACTTTTCCCATACCATGAA